CATCGTGTCCCACTCATCGATCTGAGTGTCCGGTTTACTGGGCATGTCGTTGCTTTCTGTGCATTTAAATGCACGATTTAGATCTCCCCATTTAGCCATTTCTATTTCTCCAACTGCTTGAGCCGGTATAGCTCTTCATCAATTTCCGTCAGGTCACGATTGATTTGAGCAATCAATGAGCGGGCGTAGTCATCATCTAGATGCCAACCAAGCTCGTAGTCATAGATGAGATCACGCAGGACGATTAGGCGGGGGTCAGATAGATCAGTCATTTGTAATTCCTCTCATCACACGATCTCGTCTTCGCTTCGCTCATTATACGATTTCAACAACTTTGTCAGCATAGAAAGATTTCCACGAGCTAGACGACACTTCATAGATAGGGATCTGACCACGGGCCTTCATAGCCTCACCCTGAGCCATTCCCTTGTCGGACCCTACGATCTTACTGGTAGGCTTGAAGAGGCCATTGACTACGCGGATGCTACCGTCTTTCTTGATGAAGCTGACTGTGGCGAACTTGGTGCCTTTGGCTTCGATGATCTGGTGGATAGTGTTGATGTCCATCGTCGTTTCACTCCTTGTGTCTTGATGATTCTAAAGTAGGGTATTTGTCACTCACTGTCAAGTGCTAGGGCAATAAATCTGATCCCTTCTAAGGCAGTCTTCTCAGCCTCACAGGTATTCTCTAGCTCTTCAGCCCGCATAACAGCAGCCATACGACCATAACGACGACCTGTGTCTAGGCGTAGGATACCGTGGGGGGTAATCAAACCGATAATGTAACGATACATTCTATAGCTCCTCAGAATTGTGGGTAGAACACTTCGCCATTCATGTATTCGCTAACCAAGTGTTCTAGGTGTTTGTGCAGGTGAGGGCAATAGCCACCCTCCCATTCGATCTCGTCGATCTGTCGTTTGGTGTTGCTGATCTCTTGTTCCATAGGGATTACATCTTTAAGCATTTCCATCGTGGTCACTCCGTTCCTTGCTTGAGTTGCTCTCTGACACCTTCGTAGACGATTCGGCAGATCACGTCAACAGCTTTGTCGAGGTAATCGAACTCACCCTCTAGCTTGAGCATGAAGTAGGCTGCAAGGCCATTCATCAGGGGAGACTTGTCGTCTACGTTGTGGCCCTTCTCTGCCAGTGCGACAGCATAGATGTGACCAAGTTCTTCGATCAGTGATTGTGCCTCCTTAATTTCCATCTCGTCACTCCGTTCCTTAAATTCTCTCGTGGGGTGTTGTTGGAATCACCCTGAACAATTTCCTCGTGGGGGTCAAGTAGAATTTTTTCCTGCTCATTTCCCTCGTGGGGTCAGGCGAACATTTCCCTCGTGGGGGTGAGCTTTTCCCTCGTGGGGTATCCTGATACCTCATGCCGCACCGCAGCGAGAACGAATCGGGAACACGTGATTCTGGCCGAATCTACATGATACCACGAATCGGCGGTGGCGTCAACCCCTAATCTTTCGACGACGACACATATCTTTCGAGTCATGGGCGAGTCTTTCGATAGCGTCACGATAGAGTCCTACCTAGCGCGAAAGATAGCTCCAACGCGCAAAATGTGTTCCAGATTGGTTCCAGCCTAGCAAACGCGGATTCTAACGCCACAACGCTCAATTTTGCATAGCTGCTATGCGCTAGAAACATATTGACGCCAGTAGCGACTCACGCTTATAAGTAGTGCAACGCAACCAAATATAAGGAATCGCAATATGACTCGTCCCTTCACAATGACGCTTAAAGCCGCGCAAGAGTCGGCCCGCATTAGCCTAGGCAATAGTAAAATGCCCGGCACGACATTTGCGCAAGACGCATTTGCATGTAAAGTTGGCGACAAATTAGCTAAGGTTGAGGGAAGCGTTTGCTCCAAATGCTATGCCCGCAAGATCCAACGCCTACGCCCTAGCGTCAATCTAGGCTGGAAAGCTAATCTGGAAAAGGCGCGGCATTGGTTAAGCGTCAATCCTAAACAATGGATTGAATCTTGCGTGTTCCAGATCAACCGCGCCGCTAATAAGACGGGGGAGTCTTTTCATAGGTGGTTTGACTCTGGTGACTTGGACTCGGTGCAGCAGCTTGACGCTATATGTAAGGTCGCGGAATTGACTCCTAGCATTGCCCATTGGTTGCCAACGCGCGAGGCTGGAATCGTCAAAGCGTATAAGAAACAAGGTGGCGTTATTCCGGGCAACCTAGTTATCCGCGTTAGTGCAACCATGATAGGTGACAAGCCTATGCGCGGGCATGAGAACACTAGCACTGTTCACGTTAAAGGGACTCAAGCCTATGGCCATTCTTGCCCCGCTTACATTCAAGGCAACGCTTGCGGCACTTGTCGCGCTTGCTGGAATCCTAGTGTCGCAAATGTCAGTTACCCAAAACACTAGGCTTGACGCGACACAACGAATCGCGCATAGTCAATGCAACGGAAACGACAACACAAGGAAACAAAACAATGTTGCTCAAGAATGAAAACACGGTGAAGATCTATAACTATGCAATTCGCGGTCAAATTGTCGCTCAAGTGAGAACACGCAAGGATGGACTCGCGGACCTATTTATTGCCGCCCGTGGGAAGGTCGAGACAATGCCGACTCGTCAAGCCTTCGATATGGCGCAAACACGCAAGCGCCTTGAGCTTTATTGAGGAGTCTTGGTATGATACGGAATCTATTAATTGACGCATTGGCGCTAGTCGGTATTTTCGCAATGGTATTTTGTATCTTGTTTGCGGGATACGGGTTTTCTAATGAAGAAGGACTCGGCATATTCTTTCCCGGTTTTGGCGGTTACTTTTGGAGCTTAGAACAATGACGCAAGAATACATTGCACCCGGCACAAAGCGAGTCGATAGCCTTGGCGCTTATGTCATGACGTACTATGCCGGATCGTGGGATTATACTTATAGCGCCCCATGCCTTCACCTTAACCCGCCCATGTTAGAATATTGGTTGCGCAAGGCTAACGACGAAAGGCTGTTGGAGCTAGGCGGCGTTTTGTGGGCCGTAGAACAAGGGAAAGGGAATTGATATGAACACGCAAGAAACATATAATGGTTGGACTAATCGCGCCACATGGCTTGCCAACCTATGGCTTGAAGAATGTTTTCAGCAGGATTTGCAAGACGGATATGCCATTTGTTCTGCCCACGTTAAAGATACAATCAATAATATGTTAGCAGAAATGCCGCATATCGACGGGCTTTTTTCCGACCTATTGCATAGCGCTATTTCTGAGATAGATTGCTATGAGATAGCGGCACAATATAACAAGGAGTCGTAACATGTTCTTTTGGTGTATCCTATCCGACGAGCTTGGCGAAGAATTCTCGGTGAAGATAGTAGCGCACGACATGGCCGATTGCATTCAGATCATACGCGAACAGTATCCCGAGTCTGGCATAGTAGACGTGAGACGCTATTGACGCGCTAGAACGGCCCTTACAAGCCCGAGTCGATACTTTAGGCCCCTGCCCTACCCGGCGGGGGTTTTTGCTTGTGTGCGGCGCTCTCAGGCGCTATCAGAGGCATGTGCATTTATGCAATGGTCGCATGGTGTTGTCGTGCAATTCTGCACAATGGTTTTTGACCATTTGGTAAAATATGGGAATGCGAATCAGATCGTATGGTGTCAGCGCCCCCCGAATCCTCTGTCAAGAAAATCTTTTGTATTGACACGAGATTCACCCACGAATCAGCTAATGTGTTGCACTTTAGTCACACTATGGATTTTTTCGTTGACAGGGGGCGTGGGACCCTCTAGAATCTGCGCGGATGATTCGTGGGGTAGGGTAACGACACATATATTCAAAGGAAGAAAAAGGTTCAGGTAGTTACCAATGTCAAGTAAAGGCAGGCATCATCCTACGATTCGACCCGAAGTGTTCTACCCACGACAGAAAAAAAGTAAAAATTCTTTCGTTACATTACAACACTTTAGATACATCAGCAGAAAAAAGTTGAAAATAGTGCTTGTGAACTCTTAAAAAAAGTGCCTATAGTATAGTAAGACCCCTTACTTAAGAATAAACTATAGTTTTTCACTTAGGCTTATTAATTATAATAGATTATAAGACTCAAGTATAAATCTTAAGTATAGTCTATACTGTCGTAGCGCTGCTACGCAGCTTGAGTATCCCCTAAGCCAACCAAGACGAACCTAGTCAAGATTGTCGTATCATGTAGATGTGGTCTTGCTGATGGCTCCTTTATTGGGATACATGTCCTCCAGAACATATCAATCTGGACTACCCACCTAAGTTTGATTTGTCGTTAAGGAACGCAGTGACGTGGCATACGACCCCCTCCCATACAGTAAGAATGTTGAGAAGCACGTCCTTGAGTGCATTCAGGGGGGTGTCGGTATCCGTGAGATGTTAGCTTCTATGCAGCATCTACAGGGTGCGCCTAAGTCTCTTTCGACACTCTACAAGATCTATGGCACTATCATCCACAGTGAGAGAGCTAGGATCAATGCTGCTGTTGGTCGTAAGGTCATTGACCAAGCCCTAGAGGGTGATTTCAAGTCTCAAGAGCTTTTCCTTCGTAGTAAGGGTGGGTGGTCCCCGAAAGAGACTGTTGAGACAACCGAAGGTATCGACGAAGATACTGACGAGAGTGCAGTTGACGCATTGATGAATTTGTTAGGTTTTGGTGATGACGAAGAAGAGAGCGATAACCGCTGATAGCCTTCGTAAGCTACCTAAGAGTAAAGTTGATGAGTTATTTAAGCAACTAGGTCCAAAGAAGGTAGAAGAGCTTAAGCATACTTGGTCGTTCTGGGCTAGGGATGAGCAGTTAGAGCCTGATGGAGACTGGAATACTTGGTTCATCAATGCTGGTCGTGGTTTCGGTAAGACCCGTGCAGGAGTTGAGTGGGTCAGGGAAAAGGTTAAGCAGGGATCTAAGCGTATTGCTGCTGTAGCTGCTACCAACTCAGATATTGAACGGGTTATGGTAAAGGGTGAGTCAGGGTTCCTGAGTATCTGCTGGGAAGGTGATAAGACCTACGCTGGCAAGAAGATGGGATACCCTGATTGGTCGCCTACCAAGAGAACACTTACTTGGGAGAATGGCGCTCAAGTCCAGTTCTTCTCTGCTGAGGAGCCTGAGCGCCTTCGTGGTCCCCAGTTTGAAGCTGCTTGGTGTGACGAGTTAGCTGCATGGAACAAAGACATTGACACTTGGGCAATGCTTCAGTTCTGTATGCGCCTCGGTAAACACCCTCGTATTATGGTTACGACGACCCCTAAGCCAACTAAGCTGGTCAGGCAGATCCTGAAAGATGGTAATACGCATGTTACCACAGGTTCTACCTTCGACAATGCAGCTAACCTTGCCTCAGTCTATCTTAAGGCTGTCAAGGAGCAGTATGAAGGCACTAGGCTTGGTCGTCAAGAACTTTATGCTGAAGTCCTAGAGGAAGCTGAAGGCGCTCTGTGGACTACTGACATGCTAGATCAGGCATCAGTTAAGCACGAAGACGTTCCCCACCTTAATCGTATTGTCGTTGCCCTTGACCCCGCTGTTACCTCTAATGCTGAGAGTGACATGACGGGGATTGTTGTTGCTGGTGTAGATGTAAATGGCATAGCCTACGTCCTCGGTGATTACACTGACAGACTGTCCCCTCAAGGTTGGGCATCTAAGGCTATCCAACTCTATCACCAATATGACGCTGATCGTATTGTCGCTGAAGTTAATCAGGGCGGTGATATGGTTAAGCAGACAATTCATGGCGAAGATGAAACAATTCCATTCAAAGCTGTTCGTGCATCTCGTGGCAAGTATGCCCGTGCTGAACCTATATCTGCCCTATATGAGCGTGGCCTTGTTAAGCATGTTACAAACCCCCCTGATGGGGCAACTCTAAACGAACTTGAAACCCAAATGAGAACGTGGGAGCCACTAGGGTCGATTGGCTCTCCTGATAGACTTGATGCCTGTGTATGGGCGCTTACAGACCTCTCACTTAACGGATACAGCAAGCCCCAGTTGACCCTCGCTTACTCAAGCGCCAAGGGTCTTAGCCGCTAATAAAGAGACTCAATAACATGGTCAAGAAGCTCTCAGAGACGCAAGCCAAGCAGACCCTTGGTGTTGCAGGTGATAATGTCACTAACGGTCAGATCCGTGCTGATGAGTTTCTGCCTGAGCTTCGCGGTAAGAAGGCTGTCCGTAAATATCGTGAGATGCGGGATAACGATAGCACTATCGGTGCAGTTATGTATGCTACTGAGCAAGTGCTACGGGATGTTAAGCTCCACGTTAAGCCAGCTAACGACACAGCAGCAGCTAGTGCAGAAGCTGAGTTTGTCAAGAGTGTTTTAGACGATATGGACCACTCCTTGGATGACCATGTATCTGAGGCTTTGTCGTTCCTGTCGTATGGCTTTGCTTGGTTTGAGGTTGTGTATAAGCGTCGTGAAGGGATGCAGACTACCAACCCTAAGAAGCGTTCCAAGTTTGATGATGGTCGTATCGGTGTCCGTAAGATTGCTGTCCGTGCGCCTTGGACTGTAAGCAGGTTTGATGTAGATCGTGTGTCAGGTGATGTCTTGGGTCTGTATCAAGACGTAGGCAACTTTAATGGCACCCACTACATCCCAGTAAACAAGTCCCTCTACTATCGGACCACAAGCATCAACGGTGACCCTTCTGGTCGTTCAGTCCTGCGGAACGCTTATACCTCGTATGAATACCTTAATAATCTTCAATCCATCGAAGCTATCGCAGTTGAGCGTGAGTTGGCTGGTATCCCAGTTGCTCGTATCCCCGCTGAGTATCTCTCTAATGATGCTTCTTCTGCACAAGCTGGTTTCGTAAACAACCTACGTCAAATCCTCCGTGACGTAAAGTTCAACGAGCAAGGCTACATTATTCTCCCGTCGGATACCTATCCTGACAAAGATGGCGCACCCACTAATGTCCGTCTTGTCGATGTAGAACTGATGGCGTCTAATGGTAAGCGTAACATTGATATCGACCCCATCGTGAAGCGGTATCAGCACGACATTGCTCGTTCAGTCTTGTCTGAGTTTCTTCTGCTTGGATCGCAGGGCGGTTCCTATGCCCTCTCCAAGTCGAAGACAGACCTGTTCCTCCGTGCGCTTGAGAGCTACATCCAAGCAATCGTAGACGTTCTCAACAAACAGTTGGTCGAGCGTCTCTGGGAGTTGAACGGTCTGAATTATGACCTGATGCCCCGGATTGAAGCTGGGGATGTCGCCCCGCACGATCTCCGTGAGATTGCAGCATTTCTGCGTAATCTTAACGGCGCTAACATTGACGTTAGCACACACCCAGAGGTTATCCAAGATCTCATGGATATCGCTGAACTTAACTACGACCCTACCGTGGGTCAAACAAATCAAGAAGATCAACCCACGAAAGAGGGATAATATAAATGGCTACACTTAATGATCGCGTGTTTGACAACGGCTTGACCGTTCTTGACACAGAAGCAAATGCAATTCATGTGACCTCGGCAGAAGCAACTGATTTCGCCAATGTGTCTACTGTTACTCTTGGTAACTCGTCCAGCTTGAGCATCGGCGCTCCTGCTGACCGTGTCGGAGGTGGACGTGAAGTCTCCGTTTCCGCAATCACTGATGGTTCCATTACTGGAACGGGTACAGCAACCCACTACGCTATTGTGGATACGGCCAACAGCCGCCTTCTGGTAACGGGTTCGCTGACAGCGTCGCAGTCTGTTACCTCTGGAAACACCTTCTCTCTCGCGTCGTTCAAGATCGGTATCCCTGATCCTGCATAATCGGAGATGAACGATGGCTAAACTGGCGAATCGTGTCAAAGTAAGCACTGCCACCACTGGCACAGGCACTATCACTCTTGGTAGCGCCTCTGCCGGGTATCAGACCTTTGCGGCTGGCGGTGTTTTGGATGGAGACACGGTTCGCTACGTCATTGAGGATGGTAGTGACTGGGAAATTGGCGATGGTGTCTATACGTCTTCTGGGACAACGCTTACCCGCACCCTAGAAGCATCTAGCACTGGCTCTCTGTTGAACCTTAGTGGCTCGGCTATCGTATTTATCTCAGCCACAGCAGAATACCTGCAAGGTGCGATTAAAGAGAATGCAACCACACTTACAGCCAACTACACAATTAGCACGGGATACAACGCCTTAACTGTTGGCCCGATTACTGTGTCCAGTGGCGTGACTGTGACCGTACCCTCTGGCTCAAAGTGGAAAGTCATCTGATGACCCAAATCAAAGTTGACAACATCACAAACGCTGCCGGGACTGGCTCTCCTGACTTCTCGGATGGCCTTACCGTCGCTGGCTCTGCAATCAGCACACTGAACACCGCTGAGTATTACGAGACTGGCACTGAGCCTGTTAGTCCGAAGAATGGCGCTATCTGGAAAGATACAGCCAACGACAAGCTGATGATCTATGTCGCTGGTGAGTTTAAAGAGATTGAACTTGGCGGTGGAGGTGCCGCATAATGTCTACACTAGATATTAAAAATCTCTCCGACCGTGTTGGCACTGGCTCCCCCAACTTCACGCATGGAGTGAAGATCTCTGGGACTGACAGCGGCCTGCTGGCCCCTACTCGCACTGAAAGCGATACACAGCCTGACGCCGAAACGTCCAGCAATGGCGACACCTTCTACGACACAGTGAATGAAACCTACGACATTCTGACCGAGGGTGCATGGACCCGTGTGCTTGGTGCAGGAGGTGCGGCTGCTGTCTGGTATGGTGATCGTGCAGTTTACATAGGAGGATTAAACTCTTCTTCTACAATTGAATATTACGACATAACTACAGCCGGAAACGCTTCTACTTTTGGAACGACTGTCGATATCACTTTTGAAGCTGCTGCCGTTTCAAACGGAACATCTGTAGTTTTTATGAAATCAAATGGCACTCTGCATTACATCACAACCGCCACATTAGGTAATGCACAATCTTTTGGGACTAACTCATATGGAACAACTTACGCATCTGCATGTGGTGATGGTGTCTATGGTTTGATTGCTGGTGGTAACGGGAACCTGAATACCATCTCCAGATTTGTTATGGCTACCCCCGGTAACGGAACTGATTTTGGGGATTTGACCGTAGGTCGTGGTCAACTAGCCGCTCTAGGCGGGTCTACAAGGGGCGTTTTTGTTGGTGGGGGCGGGAATGGATCACTCGGTGCTGGCAGCAATATAATCGACTATGTAACTATAGCCACCCCGTCTAATGCCACAGACTTTGGTGATTTGGGCATTGCAACTTGGAACTACTTAGCTGCTTGCTCAGACGACACTAGAGGTGTTATAGGGGGCGGCTCAGGAAGCAGCGTAACTAATACTATTGAATACATTACGGTGAACACCACAGGAAATTCAACCGATTTTGGGGATTTGACTGTTGCCCGTTACAACTTGGTTTCATCTGGATCTAGCGTTTATGCTTGCTTTTCTGGCGGATTGGCTGGCTCTGCCTCGAACGTAATTGACAGAATTACAATACAAACTACAGGAAATGCCTCAGATCATGGCGACCTCATTTCTGCTAATTACGCTGGTGCTGGTTCATCAGGGAGTGCCGCATAATGTCTACTATTAAAGTAAACACTATCACGAATAACGGCTCCGCTGTAGACCTTCCCTCCGGTGCATTTTCTATCGGCGGCAATAATATCATCCAAAACTATATTGAATCTGCCACTGAACCTAGCAGCCCCTCCTCTGGTGACATTTGGTGGGATAGTACCAATGAAACCCTTTACTTTTATCTCAATGGCGAGTTCAAAGAGATTGGGATTGTTTCAGAACTATTTTGGTATGGTGATAGGGCCGTCACTGCGCAATCTACCACTAATTTTGCTTATTTTTCTATACCTACCCCCGGTAACGCAGCAACTTTTGGCTCATTCAGCAGTGTTACTTCTGGTGAGGCAGGTTGTGGACTTTCTAACGGGTCTCGTATTGTTTGGGCGGGGTCAAACCAGACTACCCTTGACTATATAACTGCTTCTACACTGGGTAATGCTTCTACTTTTGGGACTGTTTCTGCGGCTACACGACATAACTCTAGTTCGAGTGATGGTAATTATGGCTTAATACACTTAGGGAATAACACCAATACCATTGAATACATTACGGTTGCAACAACTGGCAATGCTACAGATTTCGGTGATGCCGTAACAGTCAAGTATGCCCCAGCATCTTGGTCGAATGGAACTAGGTGTATTACAGGGGGACATACTAACTCCAACGTAATTGAGTATGTTGTATTCGCCACTCCGGGCAATGGCACAGACTTTGGGGATTTGACGCAATCACGGCATAGTTTAGCAGCGATGGGAGATGGGCAACGTGCTATTTTTTCTGGTGGTTATTTAGACAGCACAGACTCAATTTACAACGTAATGGATTATGTTACAGTTGAAACAACTGGCAATGCTACAGATTTCGGTGATTTGACTCTAGCTAGATCATATACAAGCGGGGCAAGTGATGGCACATACGGTGTGACAGTTGGCGGTACTGGGCCAAGCAATAGAGGTCAAAGGGTCAATAATATTGATTACGTTGTAATACAAACAACTGGCAATGCTACAGATTTTGGCGATCTAGTTGAGTCTGGTCATTCATCTTCAGCATCTGGCGCATCCGCATAATGTCTACCCGTAACCCGACAAAAGAGTAACACATGACTAATCTAACAACCATTAACTCCGTTTCTTTCAATCTCCCAACAGTAACAGCAAATCCGATTAATGCTGCTGCTGTCGCTAAGGTAAACGAATACCTACCAGAGATTGAACAACAGACCCGTGCATTTGATCGTAACAACAGTCAGCACACCCTCTCATTAATGTCGCTGACTATGCTGAATGGTCATTCCCCTATGCGGATGATGCGTCAGGTGATGGCTGAGATTGAGAAGCGAAAAATGGCTCTAGCAGAGGCTCAACACTCTCATGCTGAGAGGCGACAAGAGATTGAAGAGCTAGAAGACAAGGGTTTTCGCACAGAGGTAGAAGACGCCAAACTGCGAATGCTCTATGTGCAGATTTCAAGCCTAGAAAGCAAGATCAACGGCAGCTTCAAGGATATTGCCATTCTGATCGACGCCTACAACAACCTCAAGGCCAATAACGGTATTGATGAGTGGGACGAGGAAGCCTTTGAGCGTGAAGAGAAACGCCACCATGTTCGTCGCGGTTTTGAACTGATGTATCGGAACCTGATGGATGGTGGTCGGGCATCTACTGCTACTATCGAATACATGCAGCAATACGGCGTCCACCCACAGGTTGGTCTGACTGAGGTTGCAGGTTACGTCCAGCATACATCCAAGCAGATCGCCAACGGGGTTCTCCTGCACTCTAACGACCTTGAAGATTTCTTGGACACGATGGCCGACAAGTATTGCCCCAACGTTGATAAGACAGCGGAGCGTCTTTTCGGGAAATCTGATTTCGTTAACCCCGATTACATGATGCGGCTAGAAAAGCCAAAAGAGGATAACGTCAATGATTTGTGAATACATGCTGGTTCGTGAGGCCGGAAAAAAGATGGCCCCATCTTGGCTTGATGACGGTGGCTATTTTATCGACCCCGACACTTTCACGATGGTCGGTTGGGTTCAGGATGAGGGTGTTCGGGATTGGTATGTCCCCGATACCGTCATAGAACTGACCCCGGCCTCGTTGAAAGCCCGAGTAATAGAAATCCACAACCGTTACAACATGACGGATGCAGAGGGAAATGTTCTAACTTCGGCTCAAGTCGAGGCTATTGTTGACGCTTGGGTTTCGGCCCGAGGCTAATTAAATGCTCGGGTTTTCCCCCCTTGGTGCCATCGCTCTTGGCGATGATGCAGTCGAACAGGCTGAAGGTGGTGTTGCGCTAAGTGCCAACTCCGTCACCACTGGTGCGCCTTCTGTCGAAACCCTTGCGTTCACCCAGATCCACGGGTTTGCTGCTGCTGATGTCGTAACTGGAACACCTTTTGCTGGTGCCACTTCCCTAACGCAGACATTTAATTTTTCTGCTGTCGATGTCTTAACGGGTGAGCCGTTTGTTGCAAATCCCGCTATCACTGGGTCGGAAAATCTTTCGGCAGTCGGTGTAACGACAAATCAGCCTTCTGTTGAAAACGTTAGCCTAACTCAAATTCAAGTCTTCTCTACAGAGGATGTCGTAACTGAGGCAGTTAATGTTGCGTCTGTCGTCATGGCAGAGGACGAGACCTTCACAGCCGTTGCTGTGACTACAGGTTCTCCCCAAGTGGCTGCAACGTCTATTACCCTGCTTTACGCATTGGCTGCTAACAATGTGTCTTGTGCGCCACCTTCGGTTGGGGTTGCCACCCTTACTGTTAACTATGTTTTGACCCCAGTTGGGGTAACTACTGGCTCTCCCACCCTTGGGACTGCAAATATTGAACAAGAGCATTCCCTTGGTGCAACAGGTGTAACCACAGGTTCTGCTGCTGTTAGCCTCGCCAACATGGCTGAGGATGAGACATTTAATACTTCCGACATCCTTACGGGCAGTGTCGAAGTAGGCCAGTCGAATTTGCAAGAAGTAGATCCTGCGCCCCGTATGAACCTCGGGTTTGCCGCAGAGGACTACTACACAGCCTACGACTCTTCCACGGATTTTGTTACTGTTAGTATAGACTCTGATACTAATGAAAACTACAAGTTTGACCTGCGTGGAATTGGGGTTGTTACTGAGACAACTAACAACTGGTCTTTTGACGTTTACTGGCGAGAAACGGACCTAACTGGCGTTTTCTCAGATTTTTATTACAAGAGGGGTGTTACCGTCCTTAAGGGTGGTGGGCTGTCTGGCTCCGTCACTCTGGGTAACGCAGTATATCTTGGCGCAACGCAGCCGCCCGACTGGCCCCCCCTCTCCCTCTCTTCCTCTATGGGTATTAGCGAAATACCCCTTGGCTCTGATCTGTGGTATTGGGTCTTCCCCGACTCAACAGAGAAGACAATCTCCATAACGCCTGCTAGGGGAGATCGTCTCCTTTCGTTCCAGAAGAGCGATATTTTGCAAGCCAGAGCGGTCGTCTATGCGGTAAGAGAAAACGCTGGCTCTAGTGTAAACACAAATAACACGAACGATGCTGTTAAAATCGCCCTTTTCAATAATGGCTATGTTGATGCGCAAGCGCCAGTTACAGAGATCGTTGCAGCACCCCTAACAGGTGCGCCTGTTATAGACGACGTTCAGTTCTCTGTTGGTCACGAGTTCTTCGTTGACGCAGATGTAATTACTAATGCCCCTCAAGTTGGCAACACGTCTGCTGTAATTAACATTGTTGCAGAAGCAGAAGATGTTGTTAGTGCAGCGCCTCAAGTTGATAGTGCAGACGCCACTATTAATATAGTTGCTGTTGCAAACAGTGTTGTGTTTGGAAGCCCCCTTGTTGGGCCTGCAAGCCTAAGTCAAGTTCACCTCTTCCAGATTGAGGACTTGTATTTGGGGTCGCCCGTTGTCGGTGATCCCGGTATCACACAAGACGAAAGCCTCAACCCCCTTGGTGTAGTTACTCAGGCTCCTGCCGTTGACATAGTTACAATGTCTGAGGCTGAGACTTTTGTCACCGCTGATGTCATCACTCAGCCCCCCTTGGTGGGAGAAGTCTTTTTTGAGCAAGAGGGAGATCTCTCTGCCAGCCCCTTGACTCTAGGCAACCCGGTGGTTGACACTGCCGCGATAAACCAAGATCACGACTTGGGGGCAAACAACCTTTACACTGGTGTATACGTTGTATCCGACGCCAACATGGCTGAAGACGAAACCTTTGTCACGAGCGATTTGGCAAGTGGTGCGCCTGTTATAAGTAACGCACAGCTTAACCAAAACCACGAAGTTGCTGGCGAGAGTGTAATAACAAACACTCCTTTTGTCGAACAAACACAAATTACGCAAGATGAAGATCTTTTTGCCGAAAGTGTTTATGCAGGTAATCCTGTTGTTGGTTCCTCTGACATCGACCAAGATCATGTAGTTTCTGCAAGCGGTGTTACGACACAAAACCCCGTTGTTGGCAGTTCGCAGGTTTCTCAAGATGAAGTGTTCGTTGGTAACGATGTGTCAACAGGAAATCCTGTTGTTGCAACTGCCAACATGGCTGAAGACGAAACCTTTGTCACGAGTGATCTGAGTTCTGGTGAGCCTGTTGTCTCGACTGCCGCGATAGCTCAGAACCATCAAATTGACGTTATTGGTGTAACCTCGGGTGCTGCTGCTGTTCAAGATAGCACGTTAACGCAAGATGAAGATCTTGTCGCCGGGGGAGTTGTTACCCAGCCTGCTGTTGTAGACCAGACTTCGGTTTCTCAGGAGCATAAGCCTCTTCCAGCAGATGTTTATACTGGGCTTCCTGTCGTTAATACTACTGCAGTTAACCAAAACCACCTGTTAGTTGGCGACAGTGTCGTAAGTGGCGTCGTTTTTGTTTCGGGTACTGCGCTCTCTCTTGTTTATACCCTAACAGCAGAGGGCATTGCGACTAATCCCCCCGTCGTAGGTGAGGCTTTTGTCGCAGAATTTTATTCCCTTATTGGTAATAATGTCTCTTCAGAACCCCCTGTTATTAGTTCCATAGGACTTAGACAAAACCACATTCTTGGTGAGGGTGTCTTTGTCGGTCAACCTTACCTAATTCCCCCGGCTCGCTTCCCTTCTTCTGAATCGCCTTTTGGTTTAAGCAATTCGGTTGAGATGGCTGTAAGCCAAAACTTTGTGTTCCTAGAACCCTCAATCAATAGTGTGGAATAATGGCTACTTTTACTATAAAACAGGGCGACACTCTCCCTACCCTAGTCGCGACCCTAAAAAACCCGTTAGGTGTCCCCGTTAATTTGACCAACTCTACGGTTACTTTCCGTATGGCAGATATTAACGGGACTGTTAAGATTTCCTCTGCGGTAACAGAGGTTGACTTTTCAAATGGACGTGTTTCCTACATTTGGTCAGAATCTGATACCGCAGAGGCTGGTAATTTTAGGGCAGAGTTTGAAGTTGTCAACGAGCAGGGCAAAAAGGAAACTTACCCTAACACACAACCAATAACAATTTCTATTGTTAGGGACACAGTCTGACTGGGGGGAGAACTAATAATGAACAATGAACCTTGGCACCTCTCTAAGTCTGTCCCCCTCTCAATCATCTTTGCAGTTGTTATCCAGACTGTAACTCTTGTGTGGTTTATTGCTGGTCTTAACGCAAGCATCGACAATAATGCTAGGGATATCGTAAGGCATGAGACCCGCCTTGAGTCATTGGAAACTAGTGTCCAGAACCAAGCAATCTCTGTAGCCCGCATGGATGAGAACATTCAAGCTATCCGACAAATGCTAGAACAAATGGCTAGGGGACGATAAAATGCCTACATGGGATAGACGTAACTACGAAGTCCCTGATGGTCGTCTAGTTCAAGCTGAACGTGAGATTTACCAGACCTTTAATGATAAGGTATCAGTGGACCGAAAGGCTAAGTCTCTCGTTAGGTTCGGTAAGTCTGCCTCACTTGTAACTGGCTCCCTTCAAACTGTCTGGACCGTAGGTGGCAATGAGACTTACGTAAACGCAAACCTGATTGACAGCATATCCTCCAGTTCTACTCTTGATAATAAAGAAATTTATATCGAAGGCCACACAGTTGTTGGCACAGGTGAAGATCAGAAGTTTACCTTTGTCACACAGAGAGTAAACCTCAACGGTCAGACAAGAGTGGTTCTGCCCATTCCCCTCGCTAGGGTGTCTCTGGCCTACAATGATAATGGCACCCCTCTGGTTGGCCGTGTCGTTGTCTACGAGAATACGGCACTTGTCGGTGGTATTCCCTCTGATGTAACAAAGATTCACATTGATATCCCACTAGGGTTCCAAGAATCATTCAAGGGTGCCACAACCTTCAGTGATAACGACTATTATATTCTCACTGGTGGGTTTGGCTCAGTTAGTCTTAAGCAAGATGGTGCCGCTGACTTCTACTTGGAGATTAGAGAACCCGGCAAGATCTTCCGTCAGGTTGCAGGTATCAGTGCTACAAATGCTGGCCCTTGGACGATTAACCTAGATCCTGCGGTAATCATCCCCAAGAACTGCGACATTAGGGTTAGGGTTGAGACCTCAGCAAATAATATCGTCGTTTTCACTAGCTTCCAAGGCTATTTGGCAAAGGTAATATAATGAAAGTAGGATCTCGTGTCTCTTGGAACTCCTCTGGTGGCACTGCTCGTGGTATTATCCGTCAGATTGTCCGCGAAGGTAATGTCCCTAACATTCCAGTCAAGATTACAGGCTCTAAAGAAGAACCTGCTGCTCGTATTGAGATTGTTGATGATGAGGGCAAGCCTACAGGTCAAATGGTAGGTCACAAGCTCTCTACGCTCCGCAAGTCTGATGTGAGTAAGGCACAATACGCTAACGACATCTTTACCACTGAGATGGAAGCCCGCGCTCGTAGCATGGACATGGGCCTTGAGGGCGAGATACACGTCCACGAATATGACGGACAGGCCGTATTTATGCCCGCTGAGAGCCATGACGACTATTTGGCATACTACGGTGCCGAAACTGAAGATGACCCCTCAGTGGACCGTATGGAGGCTCTACGGGTGGTTATCCAAGAGATCCTCAAGGAAGATCTCCAGAAGGCTGAGTATCAGGGTGAGAAGGTTACTCTCAACAAGCCCCGTCGCATCCAAGGTGGCAACAAGAAGTTTGAAGTCTTCGTTAAGGATGGCGACAAAGTTAAGCGAGTTACATTCGGTGATCCTAACATGGAGATCCGTCGGGATGATCCCAAGGCTCGTGCTAATTTCCGCTCCCGGCACTCGTGCGATACAGCAACGGATAAGACCTCAGCCCGTTACTGGTCCTGTCGTATGTGGGAAGCTAACACATCGGTGAGTGAAATGACTAAACTTGAAGGCAAGATCCTTAAGACTGACGACGAACAGCGCATGGTTTATGGCTGGGCTTCTGTTGTCACTGAAAAGGGTGAACCTGTTATTGACCGTCAGGGTGACGTAATTGAACCTGAGACGCTTGTCAAGGCAGTGAACAATTTTATGGAGCATGTCCGTGTAGGCAAAGCTATGCACACGGGAGATCAGGTTGGGGTTGTCGTTCATTCGATGCCAATTACCAAAGAGATCGGAGATGCTCTCGGGATTCATTCTGACCGTGAGGGTTGGGTCGTAGCCTACAAGGTTTATGACGACAACGTATGGAACATGGTTAAGAGTGGAGAGTTGGCCGCATTTAGTATTGGCGGTCGGGCAGTGAAGGAGGACTACTGATGCCTAACCTTCTTAAACAACTTGAACTAGAGGAACTGTCTCTGGTGGATCGGCCCGCCAATGCACAAGCGATGGTCTCTTTGTTCAAGCGTGACACTTCAGGAGATGATATGTCCGAGGAAACTAACGTAGAAAAGATGTCTGACGACATGAAGGCAAAACTGAAGCCTTATATGGATAAAGGCATGTCTGAGGAAGAGGCCATGAAGGCTTACAACATGGACATGAAGAAGTCAGATGAAGAAGTAGAAACTCAGGAAGAAGTCGCTGTTGACAAAGCAGAAGACGAAGAAGCCGAAGTTGAAGCTGTTGATGAGGTTGCAACCCTCAAGGCTGAAAACGAGCGCCTCCGTAAGAGCCTGATTGAAAATGGTTTCATTATCAAAGCTGAAGCGATTGAGAAGAAAGCTGAAGTTGAGATGATTGAAGTCGAAGGTGAGATGGTCGCTAAGTCTGACATTCCCACCCCAGTCCTCAAAGCACTCGAAGCTCTGGCTGTTGAGAAAGCTGACGTGGAACTGACTAAGCGGGCCGGAGAAACTCTCCCCCATTTTGAAACTAAGGTCGCCAAAGAACTGCTGAAGTTCGACCTTGGTGAAGAAGTCATGGCTGCACTCAAGGCTGCTGATAAGCTCTTTGAAGGCACTATGGTTGAATTTGGTAAATCTGACGCGGACGGTGAGTTCGCATCTGCAAACGACAAAATCAATGCTCTCGTTAAGAACTACATGGAAGAGCATGACATGAAAAAGAGCCAATATGCTATTGCATATGCTGCTGTCGCTAAAACCGACGAAGGCAAAGCTCTGATCGCAAAGTCCTATAAAGGAGAATAATTATGGCTGTGATCCAAACGCGGGATACCCGCACCTTCATCGCTGGCGAAAACCTTGCGTCGGCACAATTCAAGTTCGTCACTCTCGAAGCTGATGGTCAGGTTGATCTGGCTGATGCGGCTGGCGAGAATGCTATCGGTGTCTGCCTTGTGGGCGGCGCTGCTGGTGCTGCTGTAACTGTCGCTCTCTCGGGCAAGGTTATGGTTGAAGCTGGTGGTAACATTACTGCTGGCGACCAAATTCAGACTGGCGCTGATGGCACGGCTCTTCTGGCCGCTGCTGGTGATGTTGTTCTCGGTTACGCTCTGGAAAACGGTGTCGATGGTCAGATCATCGCCATTGAGTTGATCCAAGGCGGCAACGTCGTCCCGGCCTAATCTAGAGCATAGAAAGGAATAATAATATGCCTCTTTTGACTCCCTCGCAGGTGCATATCGACCAGCCGCTCTCCAATTTGACGCTGGCCTACGCACAAGAACAAACCAACTTCATCGCTGACAAAGTGTTCCCGACTGTGGGTGTGCAGCGTCAGTCCGATAAGTATTACATCTACGACCGTGCCAACATGAACCGCACTGGCGATGTCCAGAAGCTGGCTCCCCGCACGGAAGTAAACCGTATCGGCATGACCATCTCCAACGACAGCTACTTTGCTGACGTGTATGGCCTCGGTATGGACTTTGACGAGCAGACCCTCGCAAACGAAGATGCTATGCTGGACATCCGCTCGGCTGGCGCTCAGACCCTTGCAATGCGCCTGATGATCCACCGTGAGGAGCAGTTCGCTTCGACGTTCTTTGCTGCTGACGTTTGGGGCATCGACTACGACGGTGTTGCTAACGCTGACAACAACCTCGCTTCGGAAGTGACCCAGTGGTCGGACTACGACAACTCGACCCCCATCCTCGACGTGACCAATGCTCGTCGTGCGATGCAACTCAAGTCGGGTGGCTACAAGCCGAACACGATGGTCGTCGGTAAGGAAGTCCGTGACATCCTCATCAACCACCCCACCATCTTGGCTCGTCTGAATGGCGGTGCGACCGTTACCAACACGGCTCTCATCACCAATGCCAAGCTGGCGGAAATCTTTGAGGTAGAGAACTTCTACGTCATGGAAGCAGTCAAGAACACTGCTGTTGAAGGTCTTGCAGAAAGCAATGCGTTCATCGGTGGCAAGTCGGCCCTGCTGGTTCACACCCCCCGCGCTGCTGGTCTGATGACCCCTGCTGCTGGTTTGACCTTCGCTTGGAACAACATTCCCGGCGTTAACAACCTCGGCATCACTGTTGAATCGTTCTCGGACGATGCACTGAAGCGTCAGCAGGTTGCTGAGCATATTCAGGTGAAGATGTCCTACGACATGAAGATCGTGGGCGCTGACCTCGGTGTGTTCTTCAACACGATTGTCGCCTAATTTATCTCGTGGGGGCTGCTCTAGTGGGTGGCCCCCGCACTCTCCTAACCCCGACTAAGGAGTATCTGATGTCTCATCCTTCGTATCTTGGCTGGCAAGTTGACTGGCCCTTGTTTGTTAAAGTCCCCTTCGGTGATTGGAAGAAGGGTCAACACTATGACTGGCGAAAGCACAACATTGATCCTTCTCGTGTCGCTATCAATTACGTCACAGGTCTAGTCTATCATAACACTGACCTAGAGGTGGAAACTAAAGTTGGTGACCGCCTTAACGAAATGAATACGCTACAACTTGACCGACTTGTTACTCTGCTGAATGCTGAAGTTAAGTCACGGACAAATAGCGTAACTGAATATACCGCTAAGAAGTGCAAGCAGTCTAAGATTGACGACAAACAACGTGGTCTCCTTCGTAGCTTCCTTCGTAATAACCGCTGGATTGAAGACAAGTTCTACGAGATCCGCGACAATGTTCTTGACGCCCCAAAGGCTGACTCACCGCAGGAGTGATAAATGGCGTGGTCCTACGATTCATACAACCTTAGTAACGCCGATATCACAGGTCGTTTAAATAGCGTAAGGCTTTTGGTTGGTGATATAAATGCAAATGACCAACAAGTGCAAGATGAAGAAATTGTTTTTGCCCTCGCTGAGTCAAACAACAATATCTATGCAGCCTCTAGTTGGGTCGCTAGGACCATTGCCTCTCAATACTCCCGCCGTGTGAATACGACGCTAGATGGCGCTCTCTCTGCTGACTACTCAGACTTAGCTGAACAATACTATAAGTTGGCAGAAGATCTTGAGTATCGCGGTAAGACAAACGGTGCCATTCTAGGTGTTGCTGCTGGTGGTTTGACTATCTCAGATATCCAAGCTGTCCGTGCCAATACGAACCGTGTAGAGGGTTCTTTCCGTCGTGATAGGTTCCGTAATCCTCCGGGGTATGAAAGCCCTGAATACGAATAAGGGGGTCAGCAATGTCCTTTAGGTCCGCAGATCTTCTTAGGCTTATCAACGAACATGGCAAGAACCTGACATTTACCACTAAGGGTTCTATGACTTACAATCCAGTAACTGGTGGGACTACAGGCACAGATACGACAAAGACAGTCAAAGGTTATTTTTATAACTACAGTGCTAGTGATATTACAGGAACTAGTATTGTCATTGGTGATCGTCGTCTCGTTATTTCCACTGTGGATACCTCTGGCGCTACAATCACAGCCCCTAAGAAGGGCGACACATTTGCTGGTGAGGGCGACACTATGGTTGTCGTTTCTGTTGAGCGTATCATGTCTGGCGACAATCCTGTCTGCTACATTTGCCAGACGAGGGAATAATGCTTAGGGTTCAAGTAAACCGTGGCCTAGACGGTAAGTTCCAGAAGCTAGAGAACATGCTTGAAGGCTACAGGGATTTATATCTTGAGGGTATGTCTGAGCAACTAGTTCTTAATTCCCCTGTGGACACTGGCACATACATTACTGGGCATCATGTAGGGGCAAGTGCTGTAGGTGCGACAAGAAGTTCTGAGGGTAAGCCAAGGCAACAGCCTTATGAGCCTTATGCACAAGAGGGTCTAAACCAACTCTTTGCCGAGATTAACACACTCCCTGATGCAGCAACTCAAGTGGTTTTCTCTAACGACACCTTCCACTCGGATGAAGTTGAATACGAACATGGGTATGCTCCCTACCGTAAGACAGCCCGTGAGCATAGTCGAGTAGCAGCCCAAGCAGCAGCAGAAGCAAAGGCTAGAAACACATGAGTGTAATCTATAAGAAGATCCGGGCTGCACTTGAGAAGCACCTTGTCGATAGCTCCTTTAATCTTCCCTCTATTGCTTGGGAGAATGTAGATTTCTCTCCGACAACTGGCACTGCCTTTATTAAGGTTCAGTTCCAACCCACCTCTCGTCGCCCTTCAGTGATGGGAACTAACCCTGAGCATCGTTATCAGGGTATTATGACCATCTTGTGCTATTCCCCCGAGGGGTCTGGTCCCGGCAATAGTCAGACACTGACAGATCAGCTTTTGGCTAGGTTCAACTCTACGACAGACATTTCCTTTGATGGTGTGATTGTCTCTGTAGAATACTCGCAACAAGAATCATCCTACATCAATAGCCCGTGGTATGTGACACCTATCACAGTGGCTTGGTATATCTACGATTGAGATAAAGGAGGCCACACATGGCATTTTCTCAGGGGTCTCGCACCCGTCTTTCCATTCTCCCCGAAGTAACCTTTGGCACTACGCCTGCTGGTAACTTTACGGAACTTCCGTTTACTACTCATTCGCTTAACCTGAGCAAAGAACGTGTGACGGGTAACGACATCCAGTCTGACCGTATGCCCCGTGTGGACCGTCATGGTAACCGCACTGCTGCTGGTGATATTGTCGTTGACCTCCGTAATGGCAACTACGACAGCCTGCTTGAAAGCCTGTTGTTTGGTGCTTGGGATGATAGCCCAGCTTCTGCACCTGACCAACTTAAAGTTGGCACTACCCTCAAGTCGTTGTCGATTGAAGACTACCTGTCGGACATTGACCAAGCCAAACTTTTCACTGGTATGGTTGTGTCTCAGGCTTCGTTCTCCATGCAGCCTAACCAAATGGTTACTACCACCTTCTCTATGGTTGGTAAGGACATGGGCCTCTCGGCAACTGAGAAGACTGTCGATGCTGCTGTTGTCAACCAGCCGTTTGATGCCTATAGCGGTGACTTCCGTATTGGCAACCATGATGGCGCTCTGTCTGCCCTGACTGCTGTGACTTCGATTGACTTCACCATTAACAACAACCTGAACCCGACCTTCGTGATTGGTGAAAGCACTACTCCCCAGCTTGAGTTTGGTCGTTGTGAAGTTGAAGGCACTATCACTGCTTATATCGAAGATGCTACTCTCTTGAACCGTTTCCTTAACGAGACTGAGACTGCCTTTGATGTGTCGGTCAATGACCCCTCTGGCACCAACGAATATAAGTTCTTCTTCCCCAAAGTCAAGATTAACTCGGCTGATACTCCTGTGGAGAACCCGCAGAGCCGCTTGGTTACTCTGTCGTTTGTCGCTCTCTATGACGACTCGGTTGGTGGTGAAGAATCCAACATTGTGATCTATCGCCCCGATAGCACCTAACGCTATCCGCTGAATCCCCTCTGGGGCTAGGCTAGGGGGCTATGTCGGGTGGTCCTCTAGCCGCTTTAATTAAACTACCCGACACCCTTACCTCCCGACAATAAGGATACCCGACATGGATCTTAAAGATCTCACCCCGACAAGCGAAACTATCGAAGTCAAGATTGTCCACCCTACGACCCGTGAGCCTTTCCTAAATGATGATGGCTCTCAGATGGCTGTAGAAGTATATGCCCCTCATACGAAGAATTACAAGACCGCTGTGTATAAGCAAGCGTCTGCTCGTATGAAGATGTCTAAAGGTGACGACATCGACTTTGAAGCTCTAGAGAATGCCAGTATTGACCTGTTGGCTGGTATCACGAAGTCTTGGAACATTACTTACGACAGTAAGAAACCCAAGCTGACTGAGGCTAAAGCCAAGGAAGTTTACGACACGGTCTTCTGGCTTAAGACGCAAGTCGAGGAGGCTATTAATACCTTTGAGGTTTTTACCAAGAACTGATCGGTAGATTAACTGCTTATGCTGAACACCAGTTTCAACTAAGCAAGACCGATCAGAATGGTGTTACCGTTAGAGCGCATTTAGAGACAGTGGAGAAGCAGACCGGGAGGAGACCAGCAGAATTAGAGGGACCAGAGTTCCCCTATCAACTGTCTCATCTTTGGTCTGCTTTCTTGTTTCTAAACTCAGGTAGAGCTTCAGGTTTTAATGGCCCCCAAGGTTTGTCGTTCTCTGAGATTAAGGCTTGGTCCGAACTGACTGCTACACCCGTATCTCCTGCGGATGTAGAAATAATAAAGAAACTAGACTCTGCATACTTGAGGGTAGCGAATGGCTGATCTTGTCCTTTCTGTTGACGTAACTTCTCTTGCTGATGCAAAGAGGAAGCTGGACGGTTTCCAGAAGGCTATGAATGGCCTGACTGTCAATCGACTTGCCGCTGGTGTAGACAGTCTGCAAAATAATATTAAGCAGCTTGTAAATGCTCAAGCCAGAGGTGTTATCAGCACAGGGGCTTATGAAAAGGGTCTCTTGCAAATCAAGAGAGCTTACGAGCAGCTTGGCTATAGCAGCCAGAAGGCAACCTCCGAGGTTCGTCGGTTTGCCGCACAAATTGAGCAACAGAGGGCAAGCCAAGTAAGTCTTGCTAGTGCTGCTCACACGTCTTCTCGTGGCATGAATGCTATGGGCGTTGGTATGCAGCAAGCTGGTTATCAGGTAGGTGACTTTCTTGTTCAGGTTCAGTCTGGCACAAATGCTATGGTGGCCTTCGGTCAACAGGCGACACAGTTGGTCGGTATCCTACCCATGTTCAATTCCGTTATGGGGATCAGCGGAACAAAGTTAATTGGTTTGTCGGCTGGTTTGGGTATTGCCATCCCCCTGCTAACTGCTAT